TTAGCTTCGTTATACTTCGCTAAAGAAATGAGAGGTATCTCATGGCTCTAAAGTTCGCAGTAAATAATTCATTAAGTGCAATCACTAGCTTACCCTCTAGCATATCTGGTGGTGCATTAAATCTTATCTCTACCCAAACAGCAAGTGGAAGTGCATCTATAGAATTTAGTATGGATGGAACTTATGATTCTTATGTGTTTAAGTTTATAAACATACACCCTCAAACTGATGATGTTTATTTTCAATTTAATTTATCTACAGATAATGGTAGCAACTATAATGTAACAAAAACTAGCACATATTTTATGGCATATCATGGAGAAAATGATGCTGGTGCTGTTTTAACTTATGATGATACATTAGATTTAGCACAAAGCACAAGTAATCAAAATTTATTATATAGTCTTGGTGCTGATGCTGACCAAAATGCTTCTGGTACTTTGCAATTATTTAATCCATCATCAACCACTTATGTTAAACATTGGATAGCAAATACTAATAATGCTCATTATAATAACTTTAGTTTTAATACATATATATCTGGATATGCTAATACCACATCAGCATTAACGAACATTAAATTCCAAATGTCTAGTGGAAATATAGATGCTGGCATAATCAAAATGTATGGAGTATCTTAATGTTAGTTAAGCACAACAACAACTCAATATCTAATCTAACTTCTGTTAATTTACCACAAGGTAAGATGACTTTAATATCTGAACAAACTGCAAGTGGTAGTGCTTCAATATCATTTACAAGTGGAATAGATAGCACCTATCCTATTTATAAGTTTGAGTTTATTAATATGCACCCAAGTGTAGATAATGTTGATTTAACTATAAATTTTAGTACAGATGGTGGTTCAAATTACAATGTTACAAAAACAACTACATTTTTTTGGTCATACCATGATGAAGCTGATACTACTGCACAAATAGGTTATGCAAGCAGTAATGACTTAGCACAAGGAACAGGTAATCAACCAATATCATCAAATCCAGGATTTGATAATGATCAAGCAACAAGTGGTTATTTACATTTATTTAATCCAAGTTCTACAACTTATGTTAAGCATTTTATATCAACAAGTAATTCTACTGAACCAGCAGATTATAGTGTAAATAGTTTTTCTGCTGGATATGGAAACACAACATCTGCCATAAATGCAGTTAGATTTTCTTTTGAGTCAGGCAACATAGATTCTGGCACAATAAAACTATATGGTATAAAAGGAGATTAATGAGTTTAATTAAACTAAACGACAGAGCAGTAAAAGATGTAACTCAATTTGGTTCTATAAGTTCATTGGGTAGTTTAGTTCATATCTCAACTGCTACTGCTAGTTCTAGTCCTAGTATAGAGTTCACATCTGGTATTGATAGTACATATAAGGAATATGTTTTTTATTTTGTGAATATACACCCTCAAACTGATGATATAAATTTTGAAGTAAATTTTAGAGATGGTGGTAGTTTATATGATGCAGTAAAAACAACAACATGGTTTAGAACACATCACAATGAAGCTGATACTGTTACTGATTTAAGTTATCAATCAGATGATGATTTAGCACAAAGTACAAACAATCAACCTTTAATGGTAAGTGTAGGTGCAGATAGTGACCAATCTGTATCTGGTTATTTACATCTTTTCAATCCATCATCTACTACATTTGTTAAGCACTTTATGGCAGTTACACAAGCATCATTAGGTGCTAATTATACAAGACAAGTTCATTGTGCTGGTTACTGTAATACTACAGTTGCTATTGATGGAGTAAAGTTTCAAATGGCTAGTGGAAACATAGATGCTGGACAGATATTGCTATTTGGAGTAAATTAATATAAAAGGAGATAATTATGACAACACCACATAAATTAATAGATGGAATACAAGTACCTTTAAGTGCAGAAGAAATTGCACAAAGACAAGCTGAAGAAACTGCTTGGAAAAATAATGCATTTGATAGAGCTATGGCAGATTTAAGAAGTAAAAGAAATAGACTTCTTACTTCATGCGATTGGGTAATGATAAATGATTCTCCTATTACAGATAAAACTGCATGGGAAACTTATAGACAAAGTTTAAGAGATATAACAAATGGTTTAACTACTGTTGCTGATGTTGAAGCTGTAGTTTTTCCTAATAAACCATAATGCCTAAAAAAAAAATTATATCTAAAGCTTATCCAGAAATAGCTGCAGGTGTAAGATTATCAGCTCATGAAAAAATATGTGCTGAAAGAATGAAAAATCTATTGGCTTCAATAGAAAGACTTGAAAAAAAAGTTGATACATTATCTGATAGTGTATCTAAAGGAAAAGGAATAGTAGCTGTATTAGTTTTTTTAGGAAGTATTGCTGCAACAGTTATAGGCTATTTTTCATTTAAATGAAATTTGCTTTAATTATATGGGTCTGTAGTTTTGTAAATGAAGTTTGCGCCCCTCCAATTAATCATAATATTTTTTACAATTCTTGGAGTGAGTGCGTTGATTCAGCTTATGATTTTTCTATAAAGTTCCTTAATACACAAAATGTAGATGAAATTAATAATATGAAATTAGCTACAAAATTTGTATGTAAGGAAATAGAAAGTGTTTAAAGGTCATAGAATAATTGTAATAGGTGACGCTCATGATTCACCTCATATATCACAAGATAGATTTAAATGGATTGGTAAATATATAAAAAAATCTGAACCAGATTATATAATTCAAATTGGTGATTGGGCTTCATTTGATAGTTTAAGTTTTTTTCAAAAAAATCATACACAAGCTGGTAAACTTAAAGATGCTTTTATGGTTGATATAGAATCGTTAAGAAGTTCTATAAATATATTAGATAAATATATTGATAATGACAGAATACCAAGACATGTCACTTTAGGAAATCATGAACAAAGAGTAAATAAGTTTGAAGAAAATATTCCAGAAATTCAAGGAATGATGAAAAAAGAGCTTAATGATTCTTTTTTATTACGAAACTGGAAAATTTCTCCTTATGGAGCATTTAAATATATAGGGGGGGTGGCCTTTACTCATTGTCCATTAAATATTATGGGAAAAGAATATGGTGGAAAAAACTGTGAAGTACAAATAGCTAATGATGCAACTAATGATATAGTATTCGGTCACACTCACAAATACAGAGATTGGAAAGCTCCTAAGATTGGCGATAAAAATTATGTTAGAATAGTTAATGTAGGTTGTGCGTTGCCTTTTAATCATGTTGAAGATTATGCTAAATTAAATTTAACAGGTTGGTCTTGGGGAATAGTTGAACTTGGTATTTGGGAAAACCATATACAGGAAAGTCAATTTATTTCTATGGATAGATTGGAGAAACAATATGGATAAGTTAAAAAATTGGTGGAGTAATTATTCAGATAGATTAAGACTTAAATGGTATAAATTTAAATATTGGTATTTTAATACAATATGGAAAATATGATAACACATGCAGATCAATGGGACACAGTTAGATGGCATAATTTTAAACCATCTGAATTTGTTTGTCAGCATTGTAATGCATTAAAAATATCACCTATTGTATTAGATTTTGTACAAGCTTATAGAGAAATTAAAGCTGCTAGTGTAAAAATTAATTCAGCTTATAGATGCCCAGAACATAATTATTCGGTATCAAGTACTGGAGAAGATGGGCCTCACACAACTGGATTTGCTATTGATATAAAAACTAATACACAGACTCAATATCATTTATTAAGATTTTCTTTACAATATAATCCTAGAGCAATGGGTATTGGTATAGCAAAAACATTTACTCATATTGATTTTCTTACAATTGACCAAGGTCAAAAATATGTAGTTAGACCTAATGTATGGAAATATTAATATGTGGTTTAGTTTATTATCTACTGGATTAAAAACTGCGGCAGCTATTTATAAAAATAAAAAAGAAGCGCAGCAATTAGAATCTTTAGCAGAAAAAAATTATATGGCTCGTATGGCTTCTGGAGAAATTGAATACCAGAAAGCTGTTATGAATAATAATAATCAAGGATGGAAAGATGAGCTAGTTTTAATTATTGTAGTTTTGCCTATAGTGGTTTTAGCTTGGAGTGTATTTAGTGGAGATCCACAAGCTAAAGAAAAATTAGATATGTTCTTTGAATATTTTAATAACTTTCCGGAATTTTACAAATGGTTAGTGTTAGGAATATTCGGAAGCATATATGGACTTAAGCCTGGAATGGATTTATTTAAAAAGAAATGATCGATAGATTTTTATATAATTTTTTTGGTTGGATTGATAGACAATTTGAAAAAGTTGATGAAGTATTAACTTTTAAATTCCCTAAATCTAAAAAGAAAAAAAAAT